GACGCACGCGCATTTCTGGCTGCCGAAGAACAAGCTGGCGGAGGCGACCAAGCGGGACGGCGTGCCGTATGAGATCTACATCCGGAAGGGGTTCCTGAGCCTGAGCGGCGAGGAATATGTGGACCCGATGGACGTGCTGGCGTGGCACATGGACCTGGTGAAAAAGTACAGGATCTACCCGCTGATGGTGGGATATGACCGGTGGTCGGCGACGCAGCTGGTGCAGGAGCTGGAGAAAAAGAGCTTCAAGACGGACAGCGTGAAGCAGGGGTTCAACCTGTCGAACGTGATGGACAAGGTCGAAAGCATGATGCGCGAGGGCAAGATCCGCGACATGGACGACAACGACCTGCTGAAGATCCACCTGGCGGACGCGGCGCAGAAGATGGAGAGCGCGGCGGAATACGCGCATCCGCGGAAGATGCTGGTGAAGATCAGCAGCAAGGCGCACGTGGACGGCGCGGCGGCGCTTTTGGACGCGTTTGCAATGCGGGAGTTCAAGTGGGCGGAACTGGGGAACCGGCTCATGAACCGGAAAAAGGGAAAACCGGCGGAGGAGAAGACCGACGGAGAACGGTAACGGGGTGATGATTGAATGGCGGGAATTTTCGAGAAGATCTTCGGCAGGCGGGAGCAGCCGGCCGCGATGAAAGCGGCGCAGACGTTCAAGCTGCTGGAGGGATACACGCCGGCGTTTACGACCTGGAGCGGATCGGTGTTTGAGAGCGAACTGATCCGGGCCGCGCTGGACGCGCACGGGCGGCACGCATCGAAGCTGAAGATGAACGTGAAGGGCACCGCACATGCGGGGCTGGCGAACAAGCTGAAGGTGAGGCCGAACGAGTTCCAGGAGTGGAGCAAGTTCCTGTACCAGACAGCCGTGATCCTGTACGCGAGGAACACGGCTTTTATTGTGCCCACGCGGGACGAGTACGGGAACATGAGCGGCGTGATCAACATCATCCCGGAGAGCTGGGAGCTGGTGGAGTACCGGGGAGAGCCGTACGTGCGGTTCATGCTGCGGGAGGGGAAGAAGGCCGCGTGCGCACTGAGCGAGACCGGCATCCTGACGCGGTACCAGTACAAAAACGAGCTGTTCGGCGAGAGCAACGCGGCGATGAAGCCGGTGCTCGACCTGATTGACATGCAGCGCCAGGGCATCAAGGAAGGCATCAAAAACGGCGCGAGCTACCGGTTCAGCGCGCAGAGCGACAACTGGGCAAGTGACGAAGACCTGGCAGCCGAAATGGAACGGTTCAACGGGTTCACGTTCGGCAACAAAAAGACCAGCGGCGGCATGATCCTGTTCCCGAACACCTACACGAACGTGCAGCAGCTGAAGCAGGAAAGCTACAAGGTGGACGCGGACCAGCAGCAGCTGATCAAGGACAACGTGTACGACTACTTCGCGGTGAACGAGGACATCATCCAGAACAAAGCGTACGGCGATGCGTGGCTGGCGTTCTACGAGGGCGCGGTGGAATGGTTCAGCGTCCAGCTGAGCCAGGTGATCAGCGGGATGATCTACACGGAGCGCGAGCGCGCCGGATATGAAAACGAGATCTTCTTCACGAGCAACCGGCTGCAGTACATGAGCAACGCGGACAAGATGAGCGCGATCAGCCAGCTGGCGGACCGGGGACTGGCCACGAGGAACGAGCTGCGGGAGATCCTGAATCTGGCACCGCTGCCGGAGGGAATCGGAGACCAGATCCCGGCACGGGGAGAGTATTACGACATCGCAAACCCGCCGGAGGACAAGAAACCGGCGGAGGGACAGAACGGAGGGGAAGACAATGCCAGTAAAGATTGACGAGAGGGAGTACCGGAATATCGAGACCGGGCAGATGGAGACCAGGACGGCGGAGGACGGGCAGATGATCGTGGAGGGATACGCCACCACGTTCAACCAGCCGTACACGCTGTACCGGGAGAAGAACATGATCGTACGCGAGCAGGTGGACCCGGCCGCGTTTGCGGAGACGGACATGAGCGACGCGATCATGCAGTACGACCATGCGGGCCGCGTATTCGCCCGGGTGAAGAACGGGACGCTGGGCCTGGAGAGCGACGGGCACGGGCTGAAGATCCGCGCCAACCTGGGCGGGACGGAGATCGGCCGCCAGCTGTTCGAGGAGATCCAGGGCGGGTACACCAACAAGATGAGCTTCGGGTTCACGGTGGCGGACCAGAAGCGGACGCGGAGCAAGGACGAGGACGGGAACACCGTGGTGCTCCGGACGATCACAAAGATCGGAAAACTGTTTGACGTTTCCGCCGTGTCGTTACCGGCAAACGACGCGACTGAAATAAGCGCCAGATCCATCGGCGACGGATTGATTGCCGAGGCCATGAAGGAGATTCAGGCCGAGGAAGAACGGGCGCGCAAGATCGGAGAAATCCGGAAAATCCTGAAAGGAGAAGAGAACCATGACGAGTGAGGAAATCATCGCACGTCAGGGCGAGATCGAAGAGCGCAAAGCTCAGATCGATGCGGAACTGGACAACCCGGAAGCCGATCTGGACGCGCTGAACGAGGAAGCCCGCACGCTGGCGGAGGAATCCGAGCAGCTGAAGAACCAGCTCCAGGAGCTGGCAGACAAGGCCGCCGAGGAGGAAGAGACCCGGCGGAAGATCGCCGAGGGTGAGATCGGCGACACCAAAGAACATCACGAGGAGGAAACGAAAATGACTGATCTGGAAATCCGTGCGCTGCCTGAGTACAGCGAAGCGTACAAAAAGTACATCATCAGCGGCGACGACAAGGAGTGCCGCAGCCTGCTGACCACCAACGCCTCCGGCGACGTGCCGGTGCCGGTGCTGGTGGAGAACATCGTGAAGCATGCCTGGGAGAGCAACGCCTTCCTGGCGCACGTCCGCAAGACCGCCTTCCGCGGCAACCTGAAGGTGCCGTTTGAGAAGAGCTACGATCCCGCGTACGTCCACACCGAGGGCACCACGGGCCTGACCGAGGAAGACCTGCAGCTGGGCATCGTCACGCTGACTCCGAACAATATCAAAAAATGGATCAAGATCTCCGACGAGGCCGTTGCGATGGGCGGCGAAGCCTTTGTGCAGTATGTGTACGAAGAGCTGACACAGCGGATCATGGAAAAACTGGTGAGCGAACTGGTCGGCAAGGCAAACAGCGCCGGCACCAGCCACAGCGACACCGTGATCGCCATCCCGAAACTGACCGAGGCTCCCGGAGTAATGACCGCGCAGGATGCCGCAGCGCAGCTGAGCGAGGAAGCGACCGACCTGTGCATCGCGCTGAACCCGCTGACCATCCAGGCGTTCAATGCCGCGTATGCCGCCGGCAATTTCGCCATCAACCCGTTCGACGGCCTGACCGTGATCAAGTGCTCCGCGCTGCCGGCGTATTCCAGCGCCGATGCGAACGCGATGTACGCGATCGTGGGCGACCTGAAGGCGTTCCAGGTGAACTATCCCGAAGGCGAAGGCATCGTGACCAAGTGGGACGACCTGACCTATGCCGAGGATGACATGGTGAAAGTCGTCGCCCGGCAGTATGCCGGTTACGGCGTGACTGCTCCCGGCCGCCTGGTGAAGCTGTGCAAGCCCGCGGGCAGCGCAACGACCTGATGAAAGTCAGCGTACGGATCATCCGGCCGACCAGGATTGAGAAGGGCAAAGCCGGGGACATCATCGCGGTGTCCCCGGACCGCGCCCGGTTCCTGGTGATGTACGGACTCGCTGAACCGGTGACCATCCGGGAGCAGATCGAGACACCGGAAAAGCGGACCGTGAAAAAAACGGCGGAAGAGACCGCGAAGAAAGCGGAGACACCGGAGAAGAAGACCGGCAAAACGACAAGGACGGCGAAAGCCGAACCGGAAAAGGAAACGAAAACGGCGAAAGCCGCGAGGAAAAAAGCATGAGCATGAAGCTGATGATCGCCGTGCCGACGACGGATTACGTGCACGCGGACTTCCTGAAGAGCCTGGTGAAGCTGACGGAAGAGCTGGGGCGGCGGAGGATCGCGTACCGGGTGGAGATCGCGGCGGGGACGCTGGTGTACATCGCCCGGAACCGCCTGGCGTGCAAGGCCATCAATGAAAACTTCACCCACGTGCTGTGGCTGGACAGCGACATGGTATTCAGCGAGAAGATCCTGGACGATCTCATGTTCTGCGGGAAAGACATGGTGTGCGGCGCGTTCGTAAGCCGGAGGCCGCCGTATACGCCGTGCATTTACTCCAAGCTCGCGCCGGAAGGCCGGGTGGAGAAGGTGAAGGACTTCGGGCTGGAGGCGTTCCGCGTGGAAGGATGCGGGTTTGCCTGTGTGCTGACCAGCGTGGAGGTGCTGAAGGATGTGCAGTACAAGTTCGGCACATCGTTCATGCCGACACCGGACTACGGGGAGGACCTGGCGTTCTGCGACCGGGTGCGGGCCGTAGGAAGGGAAATCTGGTGCGAGCCGACGGCGCGGGTGGGGCACATCGCCCACGTGCCGGTGTGGCCCGGAGAGGAGACCATCAAATGCCCAAGCGAATCCTGATTGCCGCCCCGCTGCGGCAGGACGCGGATGTGTTCCGGGCGTACCAGGAAGGGCTGGACAACCTGCAGATCCCGGAGGGGTATGCGGCGGACCGGTTCTTTGTGGTGAACGACTGCCCGGAAGTGATTCCGGAGATCCGGAATGCGGACTGGGCGACGGTAGAGACCGGTGAAGTGTACGAAAAGACGCACAACGACCACCTGTGGACGATGGACCTGATGTGGAAGATGGGCGAACTGCGGAACATGACGATCCGGAGGATGATGGACGGCGGGTATGATTACTGGCTGAGCGCAGACACCGACATCGTGCTGGACCCGTGGACGCTGTACCACCTGCTGGACGCGGACAAGGATATCGTGAGCGAGATTTTCTGGACACAGGCACCAAACGGACGGTACTGGTGCAACGCATGGATGGTCGACCAGAGCGCGGGGATGCCGGAGGAATGGCGAAAGCCAGGACTTTACCGCTGCGGGATGACCGGAGCGCTGACGCTGGTGAAGCGGAGGGTGTTCGAGGCGGGTGTGGATTACACCCGGATACCGAACATTCAGCAGGCGCTGAGAGGAGAGGACCGCCACTTCTGTGTGCGGGCCGCATGCGCGGGCTTTGAGATGTGGATTGACAGCCATTGCCCGGCGACGCACCTCTACACGCGGCAGCTGTACGAAGAATACATGAGAGAAAAAGGCGGGAAGTGAAGCAAATGTTCAACGAAGTGAAGGGGACGCTGCCGATCAGCGGAGACGGGTACGATGCCGAGATCATTATGCAGATCAAGGCGGCGGAGCTGGACCTGACGACGAGCACGGAGATCGTGATGCCGGGCGTGATTCAGATCAGCCGGACACAGGACCCGCAGACGGGGGCGTGGACGGTGACGGACAACAGCACGGTGAAGGACCAGCTGGTGACAACGGCCATCGCGATCTGGTGCCAGATGCGGATCGGGAACCCGCCGAACTATGACAACCTGCTGAAGGCGTACGAGAGCCTGAAGGGCCAGATGCGGCTGAGCCGGTTTTACAACGGGTAAGGCGGTGACGGCAGATGCGGATGATGACAACGGCGGAGCTGATTGCTTTCAGCCCGGACGCGCATGAGGTCGGAACCGCGCCAACGGAGACAAAGCGCACGGTGAAGGTGCAGGAACTGAGCCTGACCCAGGCGGAGGTCTACCAGGCCGGCGGAGACGGACTCAGCCCGGACGCGAAACTGCTGATCCCGTATGACAGGGACTATCAGAACGAGCGGGACCTGATCTACCGCGGGGAGCGCTGGAAAGTGCTGCGGGCGGACCCGTACAAGGACTGGAACGGCGTGATCCTGCTGATCCGCCGCGTGGAAGGAAACGCGAGCAGGGAGGTGGGCGGAAATGCCTGACGAGTACACCGCACTGGTGACCGCCATGAAGGCGCTGACACAGCCCGGCGGCGTGACGAGCGAACCGGACAGGGTTCTGCCGGTGGCGGAGGATGAATGGTACCAGCGGCCGGAGGCGGAAAGCTACGGCGAGATCCAGCTGGACTTCGAGGCGGACGCACTGGAAGGCGACAACCGGAAAGTGGCGGAGGCGTATGAGGGCAGTTTTGACCTGTACAGCCATAAGCGGGACGGGGACGGATGGATTCCGCTGATCCGCCAGGCGCTGACGGAGCACTGCGACGCGGCGTGGCGGCTGAACTTCCGCGGCTATGAAAGAGAGACGCGGCTGTTCCATTGGGAATGGGCGTTCCAGGTTGAGGGGTGATCCGGATGGCCTATAAGGTTTCAACATCCGGGATGGACAAACTGACCGACATGCTGAAAAAAGCCGGCGAAGCGGCGCACGACATCGCGGCGGAAAGCCTGTATGAGGGTGCCGGCGTGATGGCGGACGCGGTGACACAGGCAGTGGACAGCATCGCGACGGAACCGTTCCGGTACGCGGCGGGCGGGCACAAGCGGCTTCCGAGCCCGGAGGAGAAGGCGCTGCTGGAAAACGCCGAAAAGGGCGTGGCGCACTTCCGAGACGACGGAGGGAGCGTACAGACCAGCGTGGGACTGAACGCCACCGGATACGGACAGATCAAGGGCCGGACAAAGCCGGTGCCGATGATCGCCAACGCGATCAATTCCGGAACGAGCTTTATGACCAAGCAGCCGTTCTACCGGCGGGCCATGAGCCAGAGCAAGGGAGCAGCGCTCTCAAAGATCGAGGACGGCATCAAGAGCCGGATCGAAAAACTGATGAATGAATAACGGAGGGATGACAAATGGCAAACCCGAATGTGGGTATGATTTACCCGGTGTTCGCCAAGCTCAGTTCCCACACCGACGGCCAGATGCCGAGCTACGCGACCGGTGTGGTGATCCAGGAGGCGAGAAACTGCACGGTGACGAAGACGTACAACGACAACCCGCTGTACGGCGACGACCACATCGTGGATGATGACAACGGCATGACCGAGCTGACGGTCAGCTTTGAGCCGACAGGCCTTTCCGACAGCGACCGCATGCTGCTGTTCGGCGAGGTGCAGAAGAGCGTCGGCAGCCTGACGGCCCAGGTCGAAATGGACAACGAAACGCCGTACGGCGGCTTCGGCTACGTCCGCAAGATGCGCGACTCCGGCGTATACAGCTACGAGGCGTGGATCATCCTGAAAATCAAGTTTACGGAAGAATCCCAGGCGACCGCGACCAAGGAGAAGCAGATCTCCTGGAGTTGCCCGACGCTGAACGGACGCGCAGCTGCGGTGGACATCGACGGCAGCGGCAAACAGGCGTTCCGCGTGCACGCCAGCTTCGAGTCGCTGAGCGCCGCGAAGAGCTGGATCAACACAGTGCTGAACGTCAGCGCTGCGACGACCTGACGGAGAAGGGGGCCGGTCATCAGACCGGCTCCCCGTTTTGTGCATTAAGAAGGAGGACGGTATGGCGGAAATCCGGATCGGTGGGAGGCAGATCCCGCTGTTTTACTCCACGTATGAAATGATCGAGATTGAGAAGAGCATCGGATGCACAGCGTACCAGCTGAACGATAAGGTGATCGGGGCGAGGCAGACCAACGAGGA